TAATAGCAGCCGGGTTGAGTGCAAACAACGGAAGTTGAGACTTTTCAAGCGTGTAATTGTGCATGGAACCCCAAGGGTCTTTCGCACCATCACCCATAGGCTCAAAAATAGGACAGCCGTACACCATTTTCTCGCTCATTAACTCCACTTCACTGCCAAACCATGCACCCGCAGAAGGTGCGCCGTTCGATACCGCATTTACCAGGTAAACACGATGGTTCAAAACGTGACCGCTAAATGCCGCTTTGATTTTGGTTTTTGCCGCAGAAAGGTTCGCCGTGTACATTGCAGAACCGACATAGCCGCCAGTGGTCACATTGGATGTATTCATCTGTGCGGAACCCATATTGTTATCCGGGACAATCACTGCATGGTGTTTGGTAGTTTCGGTATCACCGCCATGCAGATAATAGTCAAAAGCTGCAATACGATAAGTAATACCGCTGATAGTCCAGTAGTCACCGATATACAGGTCGGTGAACGTACCGTCCGAAATCGCTTTGTACTGTGCCGCCGTTACGGACGAACCCAGATACTTGCCACGGTAGATAGAGTTGTGTGCGCCTGCACCGTCAGCAAGCACATTCTTGATAGCGTCAATGTCACCCTGCAAGCCTTTATGCAGGTTCTCAACCGTGATAACCTTCACGCCGTTCCCGTCATGGATAAGCATTTTCTCTGCGCCAGTCGCAGAGAGAATAGCTTTCAGTTCGGAAAACTTCTTTGTCTGAACACTAACAGTTGCCATTGTTTTATTCCTCCTTGTATTTCCAGTCTGCCAGAATTGCATAATCCAAATCATCCACAATCAGAGTGATTGCTTCATCATCGGTTGCAAGCGGGGCAGAGAAGTCATTCTGCATAGTCATCTGCTCAAGCAGAGTCAGTCGTTCATCCAGTTCGGTACACTGATTTTGCAGGTTGCCCGCAGCGTCCTTACTCAACTGGTCTTTCATAGCCTGGAACCAGGCATTGTAGACTTCCTGCTGCTGACTCTCAAAGGTTTCCATATCGGTCTTATACGTCTGTTTCAGATTGTCCGTATAGTTATCGAAATCAGCCGCCTTGCTGTCAGCTTCCTGCTCAAACAAATTCTTCTGTGCAGTAAAGTAGTTCTGAAATGCTTCATACAGGTCTGTGCCGTTTTCCACCATACTCATAAGAGTATTGAGGGCTTCGTTCATACGGTTTGCGTCCTTCGCACCAAAGAAAGAGTTTTCCTTCCCGGTATAGGAAGTCACGTCCTGGAAGGATACTGAACCATCTTCGTTGTTAATCTGGTTGTATCGCTTCAAGCCCGCCCACACAGCGTCCGTGTAATTAACGGGTAAAAGTTCCCATGCCATTTACAAGTCCCCTCCCTTCATTCCGAAATTCCATGTAAACATCCTCCTTCCTTCACTCTCATTTGTCAGCCTGTCATACAGGTCTAAAATCGCACCTTCCAAACGATTGAGTTCATTGAAATCCATTGTATTGCCGTTATCGTTGTAAACAGGTGCAGACCCGTAGGACATCTTTAGAGTGTTGGTATTGAGGGTGTTTAGATTTTCCTCAAGCTGATTGATTTCATCAGCATAGAAGTAATCCTTCGGAGTACGGTCAGCACCCAGACTGACAATCGAAAACTCCTTATACAGCTTGATTGCCAGTTCCCGGAGATAGGAAAGGTTGTTCTTGATACGGTTGAAGTCCGTAGCATTGAACCTATCTCCCGTGTACACCCCGTCTGCGTCTGTACTTCCGTACCAATCCGTTTTAGGTGTTTCCCACGCCATTTCTCCCCACCTCCTAACTGGTTACACGTCTGGCGGTAACCTTGCCGCTGAACGCCTGGTCAAACTCAATGGTATGTCGGTAGATATTAACCTTCATACCGTCATGGAACTCATTTTCCTGGTACACAATGTCGTTTGCGTCAATCTCTGGGTTACCTCTGGTGTCATACTCATACTCAATACCTGCCGTATAGTACTCACCAATCCACTCAGCCAGTTCCGCAGCCATCGTCATATCACTGATAAGTGGGTTCGCCCATTTGACCGACTTACCTCTGTCATTAAGGGACTTCGTTGCGTACCGCTCAACAATCTTGTATCGGTAGCCCAGGATTTCCAATCGGAAGGTTCCCGTCTTAGAAAACTTGACCGTCACATAGTAGTTGCCCCATGCCGTGATAGTGACTCCCGCTGTGTTTTCATCAAGTGTTGCCCGGAAGTTGTAGGAAGGTTCACCGATATAGAAGGTTTCCACATCCCCAGACTTCACGGTAATATCCTCACTCACCAGACTCTCTTCCGCATTTCCCGGCTGATAGCTGTAGCATGGAACGATAACTTCTTTGACCAACTCCTGCTTGATAGCTTTTGGAGAGGAAGTCATATCGTTTCGCTCCATCGTGAAGTCTGTCACATCACCGAAAGCAAAGTTGTTGAGAATGATACGGTTGTACGGCTCTGCCGTTCCTGTGAACTCAACCTCCATCGTGTCAAAGTCATCAAAATCTCTGAGGATAATGAGAGTCTTTGTAATCTCTTCCTCCACCTCATACTCCGTAACCAGGTCACCGTTGTTGTAAGTTCGGATAATCATTCCAGAAGGAAGAGCATTACCGAACACGAATTTCACACCATAGTACATACAGGCGGCTTCCTGCACGATGGTCACTACCGGGTTGGTTGTAAACTTCCCGGTATCATCGGACTGCTGTTCGGAAACAAAACCTGTGTTCAGAGTCCGCTTACTTGCTGTCCGGGGCAGGAAGTACATCTTGCCGTCCACAGTCGGATAATTGGTAGCAAGGGTTGCATATTCGTCCTTCACATCGTCAGTGAGGATATTCGCCACATGGGAATAATCGGTTTCACCATTGCTGCTTGCCGCAGCTTCCGGGACGAAAGAGGACTTAATCTGGATAGTGCCATATCGGGTCTGCGATAGAACGCAGCGGGTAGCATTGGCAATAATCTGTAATGCTTCCTTGCAGGACACACGGGGGATAGGGTTCTTCGTGTAGAGTTTCTTGAGTCGTGGGTCAACATAATACTCTTTCTCCCCGGCAGCTTTCAGAACCTCTATAGCAAGGTCATAGTAGCTTTTGCCATTCTGAGCATACAGACCCTTGTAATACTCTGTATCCATGTTTCTGAATACGTCCTGGCAGCGGATGGTTGCCGTGTAGTCATCAGACTCCCACTCAGAACACAGAAGGTGGTTACCCCGTACCCATTCAATTTCTTCGGAGTTCGGAAGCTGATAGCCATAATAAATGTCCATCTCCTGTCCCGTTTCCAAGAAGTTGATTGCCGACTTAGGGTTGTCCACGTTAAAGTATTTGTCGTAGTTTTTAAGCTGCACCGAGAAATCTATCTGAGGAATGTCAGCCCCGATAGGACTCACATAACTCTCAAGCGTGGAACTCATAACAGAGTCGTTGTAGTACACCAGACCGTAACCGAAACGGAAAGAGTAAATCCGCAAACGGCTCTGCGGGTTCTTCATTTTGTAAATCACCAGTGTCAGTGTCGTAACATTCTCAAGAACTTCCTCTGTACTGAACACTGCCTTGTCATTATCCCGGAACTCAACTCTCTGTCCCGTATTCGTGACAAAATCAAAACTGGTAGGATAATTCTCTCCGAAATTGATGGTGATACCTCTGAAATCCGTAGGTGCAATGTGAAGATTGATTGTCACCTCATACTGTCCCTCAGATACCAGGGGATTTCCCACCAGTCCCGTATTGTAAAATGCCGCCCCAGGCTTGTTCCGGGGAAGAAAGAACATGGAACCGTCTACTCTGGTAAAGTTCTCTTCCAGAGTGGCGTACACTGTATCGTCATCTCCCTCATTGAACAAATTCCCCTGGTTGGAAAAATAGGTAAAATCCCCGCTGTCCACTCTGGCTTTCGCCTGCGCTTCCTGGTTGACAACGCCAAACGAAATCATTATGTACGCTCTCTCACGGAGAGAGTCTTTCATGCTTTCCTTATACGCTTTGGATACTTTCTGCATAAAATCACTCTCCTACATCAATCAGATTTACCTTGCAATTCCTGTAATGAGTCGGCTTTCCGTTTTCGTCCACCCAGTAGGGTTCCGCAGTACGGTTGCCGCAGTACATCTTGATTGTCTTGAAAGAATTGCTCACGGGGTCTACAAAAGTTACATATACAAAGAAGTTATCAAGGATACTCAATATCCTTGACCACTGCTCTGCGGTAAGCCAAGACCATTCCAGATTATCAATCTTGTACTGGTCACGTCCGATACGCTGACCTACCACCGTGCCGTTGGCATTTCGCCCGGAGTCCACAAGGGTTGTCACTGTAGGTGTAACACCTCTCTTGCACGGAGGTAACTCATAGCCATTGATTGCCAAATACGCCATTTCTCATTACCTCCTTATCCTGTAAAGCTATAGCCATTGGCTTTCTTCTGAGTTGTAACAGCGTCAGTCACCACACGGTTACCAACCTGCACAACGGTTTTCTCTTCCTTATCAGCCTGCCTACGCATATCGTCAGCCATCTGAACCATAGTCGGCTCCATGTACTCATGGTAGAACTCTTCCATAGCTTCACGGAAACCAGAGGAAGCAATCTCTGTACGACTCTGTACATCTGTAGAGATGGAACGGGAGAACGCCGCAGAGTCATAATATTTCAGAGAAGAAGTATCCACTGCCAGTGCCATTGTCGGACTGAAATTCGTAAACGAGTCAGCCCATGTACCGACTACGGATTTTGTGCTTTTACCCACCTGGGTAATCGCATTATTGAAACCTGCAACTGCAAATCCACCAATTTCATAGAACACCTTAGACGGAGAGTTCACATCCAGTTTGTCCTTGAACCAACTGATAATCGAACTACCCCAGGAAGAAATCGTGTTCTTACAGGTGCTATACAGTGCGCCGATACCGTTCTTAAAGCCACTGACCACATCAGAAGCTACATTGTAGAAACTGTTGTAGGAACAATGTGCAGTGAACCAGCTCTTCACACTGCTACCAAAAGTACTCATGCTGCTCTGTGCCGTAGAATAATAACCGCTGATACGGTTCTTAAAGCCATTCACTACATCCGTAGCAAAACCAGAGAACGCAGAGTTGGAAGCAATAGAACTGAACCAGGACTTCACATTGGTTGCCCAAGTGGTCATATTGCTCTTCGTATTTACATACGCAGAACCAATCTTGTCCTTAAAGCCCGTCACAATGTTATTGGCAAAGGTCTGGAAGTTGGTGGAGTTGACACCACCAAAGGAACTACTGGTAAACCACTCTTTCACCTTGCTTGCCCAAGTTGTGATATTGGTCTTAGTGTTCGTGTAGGCACTGCCGACTTTCGTTCTAAAGCCCTCAATCGTGTTGTTCGCAAAGGTGCTGAATGTATCCTTGTTAATTCCTCCAAAAGAGGTATTGCTGAACCACTCCTTCACCTTGCTTGCCCAGGTAGTCACGTTAGTTTTCACAGTGGTATAGGTGGAACCCACCTTGTCTTTGAAACCGCTTACGATATTGCCGCCAATTTCCTTGAAATGTTCAACAATACCCTTGCCGTCCTCACCCTTTGTGAACCATTCGATAACCTTACCTGCCCACTCTTTCACCTTGCTTGCGATTTCACTGAACTTATTAAGTCCCTGTAAAAATCCCTCTACAACGTAACCGCCCATCTCCTTCATAACGGTAGATGGAGAGTGGATACCAAAGCACTCCTTAAAGCCCTCAATGAACGGGTCGAACACGTTTTCTTTAATCCATTTGCCGATATTCTTGATACCATCCCAGATACCCTCAAGCAGACCTGCAACCCAGTCCAGACCACATTTCTTCGTGCCGTCATCATTGGTCAGATATTTAGAGAAGTACCCTGTAATATCCTCCCAGATACCCTGCACAAATCCTGCAATAAAGCTGACTGCCGCCGCCAGAGCGGAACCCAACATCTTAAAGAAACTCTTTGCCACACCCGCAAAGTCAATGCCCTTAATACAAGCCTTGAGATTCTTCCACAGGTCTTTGCCCATCTTGTTCCAGTTATAGCCTGCAATCCACTCCTGGGCTTCATTGAATGCACCCTTCAAGAAATCGCCAATGCTCTTTCCTACAAGGCTCCAATTCAAGCCGCCAAGACCTCCGATTAAGAAGTCCAGTCCAGATGTAAAGATACGGACAAGGAATCTACCCACATAAGTGAAATCTATCTCTTCCAACATTCCGTTAAACAATTCCGCTATATGGTTACCCAGGTTCTTGAAGTCCGCTGTCTTTAGGAACCAGTATGCTGTCTGAATCGCACCGTTCAGTCCGTATCCAATCTTGTGACCGATACCAGACCAGTCAATGCTATCCACAATCTCATTGAACTTTTCGCCCAGTAGAGTACCCAGGGTTTTCCAATCGCCTGCGTCCAGTGCTGCTTTCAGCTTGTCGGTAAATTCAGAAATGCTACTGTCAATCGGCACGGTTTCAAACATATCACCGTAATTCTTACCCCCAGAACCGCTTCCACTGGAATCTTTCTGACTGATAATGTTCAATTCATCAATGCCAACCGTAGCGTCCTTAATATCCTTTGCTGCTTTCTTCGCAGACTTACCCGCACCAGAGATAGAATCGCCATAGGAAGCCGCCGCTTTCTTCGCTTTCGTGAAGGTGGTTGCACCAGACAGACGGGCGAAAAACTGATTGACAATGTTCAGCAATGCCGCAAATTTATCAATCAGCATATCTACAGCAGGCGCAATCATGTTGATAAGCGGGGCAACCATAGCACCCATGCTGTTTTTGAGATACTGAAAACTGGTTGTCAGACTGTCCATACTACCCTTGAATGTACCGCCCATCAGAGTGCTGTACTGATAGAGGTTCTGGATACCTTCCTTCATTGCAGCCGTAAGCTGAGAAAAGAAGAAACGGATAGCCCGGTACATTGCAATACGCTTGAGGGACGAGAACAACTGACCAAGCCCAGAAGTTGTCTGCTTAACCTTGCTACTCAATTTTGAGCCAATAGTACTACCCAGGTTTTTACAAGCTGTTACCGCAGATTTTGCCGCAGTACTTACCCCCTTCAATGCTGCCTTAAATGCTTTCAGTGCAACATTTCCTGTAGCGGAAAACACCTTAGAGAAAACACCGCCGACACCCCGGAGGATACCCACAAATCGGTTAGTCTGCGTTGCCGCACTCACAACCTGGGAAGTGTACTGCGTAATACCAGAGGTTGCTGCCGTAGCCGCTGCACCCGCTGTGTCCGCACCCGTGGAAGGAGTAGAAGCAGAAGCAGCAGGAGTTGTGCTATTTCCAGTCTGATTAAGATTTCTCAAGTTCGGAATTTGTACACCCTGCATACCCTGTAGCGCATTACTGAGGGCTTCTACCTTTTCAATGCCAGACCAATTCAGTCCATCCAAAGACGCACCGATTTCAGTCAGTCTTTTAGAGATTGTGGAAGGAATTTTGACAGCACTGAGGGAATTAAGGCTCTTGCTCAAGGCTTCTACCTTGTCTACCGCAGACAGGTTCAGCTTTGCATTGCTGATAGCTTCCAGTTTCTTTGCTACATTGTTCAGACCTGCGCCGCCTTTCACAGCGGTTTTCAGCTTATTGAAACTGTTTGTAAGAGCGTCCACGCCCTTTACAGCACCAGTGGACTTCGCTTCAATTTGAAACTCAAGACCTTCAATCTCAACGCCCATTGTTTATTCCTCCCTTCACTTAAATTTCTGATTTACCCCTGCCATCATCTGCTTCATAGCTTCCATGCCTGCATTAAGTTTCTCCTGGTTCTTTTCCTCTTCTTCCTGCCTACTCCGTGCTTCGGTAATAGGTATCGGACTCTTTCTATACGGGAGAGGTTTATGCTTCCTGCTCATACCGTTGAGTGCCGGGGAAGCGTCCAGAAGGGCTTCATAGAAATACAGACCTTGCAGCCAGAGAGTTTCGTTTTGCCGCTCTTTGACTTTTTCATCCATATCCCTGTAATACCTTGCCATTTCGCAGTCACCGTCCCAGTAATCGTGATAACTCATACCCAGACTCATGTAGTAACCGCAGAGGTTTTCAAAAGTTTCTCCGTAACGAGAAACAACGGGCTTGCGGCGGTTGCCGCCGCCCGTTGCAGCCGGGGAGTCCGAACCCGTTACCAGTTCGTTTCCCACTCCACGTTTTTTACCGATTTTTCATCGGGTTCCTCCATCAGAGCGGCAATCGGGTCATTGTACATTTCTGCCAACTTACCAACCAGTTCCTCCTTACGGGGCATACCTTTGTAGATTTCGTCAATCACATCCTGCTTCACAAATCGGTGGTGCGCCTTAAATGCACCTGCAAACAAAGCAGGCAACAGAGTCATAGGCTTGCGGTCAATGTCCTGTGCCACAAAACCTTCATCCTCCATCTGCTTCACTGTGCGCCTGGTAAACTCAAGCGTGTATTCCTTACCGTCATAGGTAAATGTCATCTGTTTAGCCATTGCTGAACTCTCCTTTAACTCTTGAAATTAAATGTAACTTAGGTTTCATCCATAGTGACAGGCTTCGCCGGGGCAATCGTGATAGTCATACCACGAACCTCATTTACACCTGCACCCGTAACATAGACAGACAGTTCACCAGTGATAAGGAACTTGCCCTGGTCACCAGTCGGAGTCGGGGTATTTGCCGTTTCCGTGCCACCAAACCACACAGCATATTCCTCCTGCTTACCCTCAAGGGCTTTCAGAGCCTTATACTCAGTAAGGTCATAGTTGGCATTGAACTGCATACCGTCATTGCTCTGCACACCATTCACATAAGTCTGCATTTTGTCAGACATGGTAGTGGTTTCAAGCAGTTCGGGTTCACCGCCCAGGTCGGGGAATTCAGTAATGTCAAGCAGCTTCTCCCAGTTACTACTCTTCTTGTGCATGAGGAAGGTCATATAAGTACTTGTAGCCATTTCGCTTTACCTCCTGTAAAAGTATTTTCCATCGGTAGCAACCCGGTATCGGGCTGTAATCCGATAGATTGTTGCGTCCTCCAAGTTCGGAACGGGAGTCATTGCCGTCCGTCTAAAATTCATGGAGTACAGTTCGTCATCAATCGCTCTCACGATTTTCTTACATTCCGT